ACTTCCTTGAAGTCGCGAATGAACCTGGCTGGGATCTGTACGGATTCCGCCAGGCGAATTACTCGTTCGTCATGATTGCCGATACATACTTCCGCACGCGGGAACGCTTTTCTCCATTTCTGAATCTCGAACATGGCCAGCTCGAACTCACTCTCCGGCCCCGGGCAGTGTGGATTACTGGTATGGAACGAGATTGCCTGGAAATCGATCACGTCGCCGATGAATACAACGCGATTGCACCCCCATTGGTCATACATATCCATACAGAATTGCATGTAACCTGGGTGCGTAGCTGGTGCGTGAATGTCGCCGATCACAAGTACGTTATTCTTCTTCATGTTGTGTCCTCGCATTTCGTGATGTAAATAACTACTCGCGGATTTTTCCTATCGACGAAGAACTCTGGTGGCAGGTTCCTCCAGTGATCATGGTCATCATCGGTTACCAGCCTGGCATCCACGATGCCATCGTATGCACCCTTTAGCGTGGATTGGGAATTCACTTCGTCGTGAACTCGGTTACTCCCGTAGAAGAATAAAGCCTTGACAGTCACGAACCCCCATGGCGCCGTCTCGATTTGCTCTGCCTCCACTGCCTCTTTAGCTAGCCGCCGTTGCTTCTTTAGCGCGGCCGCCTTCATGAACCTGCCGCGCTGCGACCAGATGGACGCATTCGGGCTTAGGCATTTCGGCGGAATTGGAAGCACAATGATGGCTGTCTCGTTTTTCACTTTTTATCCTCCATGTATTTGATGTGATTTTCGCGTGTACGCAAAATATGCCGATTCTTGCTGACTTCATCGAAAATCTCCTCCGCCTCAATGAGATCATCCAGCATCATATTGCGCTCAGCACCGTTGCAAAATCGCTGAGTCCTCCTGGTTGTCGCCCTCTTTGAGATTCCGTCAAGTCCGGCACCGCGAATAATAGCAAGGATCTTTTTCTTCTTCGCATCCATCGGATTGTCGTAGATAAGATGAGCGGTATACTCGCAGAAGTCGTGCATGAGATACACGACCAAACGCGATGAGTAATCAGCGATTGCTGGAGTAATGACCGGACTATCGAAATTCTCACTAGCGGCTACTATGAGCGCGATTTTCTTTGCGTTTTCGATGCACTTCAACCAAAGGCTACAGAATTCACCGCTCTTGGAGGCTATGTCACGAGTGGAGTAGTACATGGCCTTGAATACCGAATGCGCACCATTCGTGATCGGAACTATCAACTGCGGTGGGGCAACCGAGGAATTCAGCCCATCCCTCTGAATCATCAGTTCATTGACCTCGGGAACATCCCCAGCGAACGCGATCTTTCGTGTGAACCAATCGGAGACCCGCTGGACAAGCGCCTCCGGGGGCACGGCCTCGATCTTGTCCCATCGCATTTCCGGAACGGAATCGGTGCGAAACACGAGGCACCGAGAAAGCCACCCGCTTTCGATGTCGGAAACTGACAGTCCCTTGCAGAATTCGTTCGGTGTGGTCACGCCCCAGATGCAGCAGCATGGCTGAACTAACCTTCGTTGCTTCTCTGCGTCTGCATACTCACGACCCGTGAAAACGTCGCCGGCACATGAGTACAATTGCATGAGCAATGGAACGATTTTTACCAAATGCGGATTTCTTCCCTTCTGCGCATTCGCGAGCAAGTGCCCGACCTCGTCAAGCAAGAACAGCGTAGCCGGACAGCGCTCAATCCTTTGCTCGATCGAAGAGTCACTGGCGAAATCAGCCCCTCCGAGCAACTCCTTGTCGCAGAGGGCCGCTGCCGATAGCTTCCTAACCAACACCTTGCCGTGATTCTTCCCAGAGGACGTGTCCCCGATTCCCATGCAATACAAATTCGACCGAAGCCCGCAATCTGTCCTGATCTTCCTCCCGAACAGGACACCACAGAATGCCAGCGCTGCACCGAGATTTATTAGCGGCTGCTCGACCCTTGCTGTCGAATTTATCCAACTGCAAATATCGCCAAGCAGTCCGGTTGGCCTCGTGAGGAACTTCCATTCTGCTGATTTATGCATCTCGCCCGTGAACTTCTTTATGACGACGGTTTCGTTTGGCAGCGTTGGGGCCATTGCCCTCTTCTGCGAATCCTCTATGAGCGCTTTCACCTGGTCAGCGCTCATGTTGCGGGAGGTATCCAGCGGTGCGAAGCTACTGTCGGCAAGCAGCCACCCTCGCGGATTATCCGGAGTCAGTTTCCGGGCCTCAGTGATCTTTCTGCTGAAGTCCCTCAGCTCCTTTGGACTGCTCAGATCCCAGGGCGGATCGCAGCGCGGATTGTATTCTCGCGCGAGTAGGTCGAACGCCTGGCTGTCCGTCAATAGGAATCCATGAACCATTCTGGAGCACGCAGTCAACAGCCTGCCGTGCCCACCTAACCCCTCTATGGCTGGGTCACAAGTCGCCAAATAGGCACTAGCCCTACGTATGACATCGCCAGTGCCGCATTCGGACGCCACTGCTTGCGCTAGAATGGGCGCCGAGGGCTTCGGCGTGTTCTGGGAGGGTCGAAGCCAGGTGGGCCATACGGCGGCCCTGAGCTGCCACGGAGAGCGGCCCGTATCCCAGGCATACCGCCCCCCGTTGGGGTGGATTGAAGGGGTCAAGACCACATAATATCCGTCTCCGCGGATGTCAATGCCAGGAAAGAACGGATCATCTGGACCCTTGCTGTTGTGGTTGCGCGGGGGGTCATCCGTGACGAAGAACAGATGGGCGCCACCGCGGGGTGTGAGTTGCATTATCGTTTCGGGGAGATGGTGGCCATCAGCCTTGGCTTTCTTGAGCGATTCCCACCCGGAAACAGAATCAGATACGTCAACATCGCAGGCGTACACTCCGCTAATCCGTCCGCAAGCCAGAGCGACATTGGCGTCTGGTTGAGCGCTCCACCATTGTCGGATTTGTCCTTCGTCTGTTGTCGCATCTTTGACTCCATGCGGAACGAGCGACCCGAGCGGTGTCTTTTCCCTTGGGTTGCACGGGAAGACATGCCACCCAAGCCGGGCATACTTCAGGGCGTACTCAAGAATCTGGTTCATTTCCACACTTACGGCTTGTGGTTGTATCCTACGACTTCCTTGTATTTCCCGTTTCGTTTCACTGAGATTGTCTTCGTCCAATCTCGCAGGTATTGCGCAATAAAGAGACTCTCCAGCGCACCATTCACGGTGGGGCGATCCTTCTGCGGGCCGAACCGATCCCTCCACCAGAGCTGCCCCTTCGTTCCTGCATACCCTTCGTGATCGAGGCAGACCCACTCTCTGAATACCTCGACCCCGCAAAGGTATCGCACTAAAAGACTATCAGGTTTCCCGCCCTTCTTGTGCCGGCCAACAAAAACATCATGGACTTCATGAACGCTCGGAGCCGTGGAGAGGATCGATTTAGTCGATGCATTCTCTCCGTGCATTCGCTTCTCAGACTCGACTGCTTCCATTCGCTCCATCTCGATCGGCGGGATTACCCAGCCGCACTGCGGGCACTTCTTCACTGCGCGTGAGAATGACTCACGACATTGCCCACATATTGCCATGACTGTTTCGCGACCTCCGAGAAGGTCAACTGGTCCATGCTCGTCGATGCATCCTGCGAAATCCAACACCAGGCAATCACGCTTGCCATTGTGCAACCGGAGACCACGGCCAACCATCTGGGAAAAAAGCCCGGCTGAAAGGGTCGGACGCAGTAAGACGATACAATCAACGCAGGTTGCATTGAAACCTTCGGTGTATACGTTAACATTGCATACAGCGTGGAGTTTCCCACTCTTGAAATCCTCCCCAACTCTTGTTCGTACTTTAGCATCTGTTTTTCCTGTTATTGCTGGAGCGTCGATACCGTACTTGGAAAGTTCTGCCGAAACAGCGTGGCAATGCGTGACATCGACACAGAAGAAAACGATGTGGCATCGCTTTTCTCGGCAGATGAGAGTAACAGCTTCTCGCACCGCCCTTGCGACGACATCTCCTTTATTAACTGCTTTTGATAAGGAAACAGTAACATAGTCTCCTCCAGAGTTGCGCTTGACATTGCTAGTATCTATCTCGACTTCGCCCACCTTCGATCGTAAACCGCAGAGGAATCCGTCATTGATCAAATCCGTCACTTTCGCTTCGTAGCAAACCTCCTGAAGCAAATGATCCTTATGGCATATTGGACCGCAGCCCATCCTGTACGGGGTGGCAGTCCAGCCGATGTACCTGATCTCGGGGTTATACTTGCGGCACTCACTCAGGAACGTGCGGTACTTTCCCTCGCCGGAGGGCGGAATACGATGCGCTTCATCGACCATGATTGCATCGAATGGGATGAACTCGCCGGCCTTCTTGTAGATCGAATCGATCGAAGCGAAGAGGATCTGCGCGTCCCAATCCCTACGCTTCAGGGCGGCCGAGAATATACCAACGGTTCCAGCCTCAAGCGCGAACCCGTCATCGTGCAGAACGCGGAGCAACTCTTCTGCGTTCTGCACGATTAGTTCTTTTCTGTGCGCGAGAATGACGCACCTGAACCAGGGGCACAGTCTAAGCCACATCTCGATCGACCAGGCGATCATCAGCGACTTCCCGCCGCCCGTCGGCACGACGACGCATGGGTTAGTGTCCTTCGTGCAGATGTGATCGTTGAGTCGCTTGAGTCCCTCGGCCTGATAAGGGCGCGGTAGGAGCATGTCTACTTCCTGAGGAACTCGTACTTGGACTTCATACTGTTACGGAATCGCTCACGGAGGACACCCTCTCGCCAATGGCATCCACACCCTGCCTGATTGCCGATTTCGAGTATGATCTTGTGCCCGCGGAAGTAGAAGCCGGTGTCGAGTTGATCGCCAGGTGCGAGTAAGCGTTCCAGTTCGCCGCTCGCGACGGCCTTGGCGACCACTTCCTTGGCATCATTTGCAATAATCTGCAATTCCGCATGCGGATGCCAACGTGATTTAGTGAAGCTTACGAGATCGCGACAAATTTCGGCTGCTGTTTTCATGTCTTTCCCTTTCTGATTTCTGCTCGTTTAGTATCGAGGTACGCGATGGCGATTATGCCGCCTTCGTATTCCGCAACGCAGTGAGTTGGTAAGGAAGTGCGTGCAATAATGTCGTCATCCGCAAATGGATGACCCAATTGACTAACCAACGCCTCCATGAGTCCGCTAATATTCCCCCTCCAGAGGATTTCGCATTCCTCGGCCGGGTAGCGATCGAGGATGTCCTCGCAGCACGCCGTAGCGGTCCCATCGAAGACATCCTTGGCTCTCGTGACCATTGCGTTCATCAGGAGCGGCGCAGGCAATACCGTCAACTCTTCAGAGCTGAATTTGCCAGTGCCCTTTCCATGCTTGAATTTTCCCCCCCCGTCGTCGCTGAATACAATGCAGTCGTTTCCGCTCTCATCACTGGTACATTCGACATGCGGAAACTGAGGAAGTAGGCCGGGCAATGTCAGGTGGTTGTCACATGGCTTGAGCTGGTCCGCCCTAGAGAGGGCCTTCCCTCGCTTCTCGCATACCCATCTTCCGTCAACTCCATCCATGACCGGCGTAGCGTAGCAGCACTGCCGGCAGGACAATGTCGGGACATGCAGGACAGGATTAGGGGCAACCGATCCGAAGCAAAAGTCCTTTGCATCGCAGAATCTACATTGCCACCAGTCGGGACGATCCGACAATCGTTTCGGCGGACTCTGGGCCATAATGATTCGCTCGATCCTATCCATGAGTAGCTCTGCTTCGCGCTTATCGTAGCGAATGCGCTCCGTGTACAGCTCGTCAGTGTTCTTATTGGCGGCAACGTAGAGTGCTCGCGTCATCCCACTCAGGTGCATGTAGGACAGCATTTGGCAGTAGTGCCTTGGATACCCGGACTTTACCCCATGCTTGGCGAGCTTCCTGAAATTCTTGTCACTGTGGGTTTTGAATTCGCCAACATGCCATGTCTTCAGCGCCTCGGGCACTCTGAGTATCGCCGCATCTAGGTGCCCAGAAAAGTGACCGCCGAAAGCGGAGACTGAAAACTGCTCGCCGTTCTCATCGTGCGTATGTACCTCGCAGCCAATGCTTGTGAGGTTATTCGCAAGACGAGGCTCCTCAATGTCACCAGTCTCGAGGAGTCGATACATTCGTCCATTGAACTCACCGCGGCAACAATCCCTGAAGCAGAACCACAGGAATCGGTCACACGGGCTCCCGATGATCGATGCGCCGAGATAGCCACGCGACGGCTCAGCATCTCCGCATTTCTTGTAGTGTGCATAGATCGCCTCCACGGTTTCGTTCCGCTCGGGAATGAAGTCTCCCAGGTCTGGCATTACGATTCCTTCTTGGGCTCTTGTACGGTGACGCTGAGATTCTTCGGTTTCAGGGTCACAAACTCAGACATAAGCAGAAACACGTCCGGATGATTTACTCTGTACCACTCGTACCCCCTGGCGTCTAAGGTGACGGTCGTTGTCGTGACAGATTTGAGCGGGACCGGAAGATTTGCGTTACCAATCTGCTGGAACAGCCGACTGATCCCATCCGTATCGACGCTAAGCGTACTCCCGCCCTTGACGATGATCTTCTTCCCGCTGGCCGGCAGCGTCTCCGTGCGCTGCGTCTTGTCACCAATCGGGATGCGGCTGGCGATCTCGGCATTGGCGTCTTTTTGTTTTTTTTTCTCGGTCTCAATCGTCTGCTTTGCGTTCAGATGGCGAACGGCAAACATTTCGAGTTCTTGTATCACGGTATCGGGTAGCATATCTCTCTCCTGCACCGTGGCACGGTAGCACTGACCAGGCGCTACCGTGCCATACGGCAACGAAGGTTACTTCGGCAATTCAATCAACGAACGAAACTGGCAACCGCTAAGTGGCCCACCGAGCAGCCAGTTCACGACTTCCTCGCCATTGAAGTATCTACTGCCGAACGACCCGCCCATATAGGAGCCAACCGGGACGACCCCAGTGTCCTCGACGGAAATCTCCATAATCTCGGCAAGAGGAGGCATGGGAAGGTTCGTGTTGATCGCCCATTCGACACCGGCGCTTGCAGCCCACGCTCGCATGCGTCGCGCAGGCACAATGAAGTTGAAGCCCTGCATCCGCACACCCTGCGTCAACATACCGATGTAGGTTCCATCCTCAGCTAGGTACACACCACCGCCAGACGAGCCAGGGAATGCAACGGCAGTCACCTGATCGAACACCTTATTGCTGGCACCCTTGCCATCAAGCAAGCGCCCGGTCTGACTGAGAACGCCAGTCGTATAGGAGTTCGAGCCGAACTTACCAAGCAGCGATCCGCAATGGCTCAAGTCTGCACCGACCGGCGGGATGTAACCCGAGTCCGCCGGAAACTTTGCGCAAATGCCAGTGTCATACGAGTTTCGCAAGCGGATCATGAGAAGCGCAAGGTCTTCACCGTAGTCGGCATCGCTGTACTTCACGACTCTACAATCAAGGGTCTGTTCCCCGACACGGCGCCCATCCTGGTATCGCTCGGCAACAATTCGCGGATCTCTGAACTCAACGAGAACCCTTGTACTGCCGTCTGCGTTCACGACCTTTCGCACGTTCCGCAAGCCATCGACAACGTGGCCGGCTGTCCAGACGAACGATAGTCGCTCCTGGGAATCGGGATCGATCCGAGTCACGAGGGTTCCGGAGCCCTGCGCGTTGCCGGCCTTCACAGTGACGCTGATACCCTGAAGGTACTGCGGAACATTATCCGCCGCGAAGCTGAAAGTCAAAGTCGACACGACGAGTGCCATTGCAAGTAAGAAACGATACTTCATCACGAAATCTCCTCTAAGGAAAGTGGGGTGAGAAACTACTGGGGACGCGCCCAAGGCTGCGTGGCGGGGGGCAATACTCCGCCAGGCTGCGGTGCATACGCCTGCTGTTGCGGCGGTTGCTGCTGAACCGGCGGCGCCTGTTGGGGTTGCTGAACGGGCTGTACGGCCTGCGCGACCACTGGCTGCGCGGGTTGCACGGCCTGCTGCTGCTTGGCCTGCTCGGCTCGATACGACTCCAGGGACGAGTACGTGCGCACCTCGTTTTGCTCGTTTTTCACTTTGACATGAGCGACGAGAACGCCATTCGCCAGTTGCGTCACGGATGTAAAGCGTTGGATTTGCAGCGCACGACCGATGGCAGCCATGACAGCAAGGCCCATCTCCTTGCATTTCGCACTGGGGTTATCGATGTTGATGCGATCCCAAACCTTCCTGTTCTTGTGCTCGCCCTCAAGGATAATCAGGATCAGCCGGATGAAATGACCTGTGCCGGCCTTCGTGGGCGTAATCTCAGGTTCGGTAATCTGGACGACGTACTTCCCCGGTGGAACAACCGAGAAATCCTTCATCGGCTCGACGGAGCCAGTATCGAATCCGCCTCCACCGAATAGGTCAGTGATGTCGAACGGTAAACCGCTACTCATTGAAATCTCCCTCTAGTGAAAAAGTGAAACTACGCTTGCTGCGCACCACCCTCTTTTGCGAGTTGAGCCGCAACTGCATCCATGAGTGACTGCCACGATAGCGGCAGTTCGTACGGTAGCCGGCCGTACACACCACGACCACCGCCGGGGTGAGCGGGCCTCCGGTGTGTGTACATATACCTCTGACCTCCAGAGATGTCCACACCTGTGTTCTTCTTCTTGCCGAAGCCTGCATCTGCTTGCGTGACCGCAACCTTGGTGTTGCAAAACAGGATTAGGTCCGCCCATCTATAGAGCATGTTGGCTGCTTTGTCGTGCAGATCAAGCTGGTACTGATCGTACGAAAGACCAGTTGGGTCGTCGAATCGCTTTACCCTGACATGGCCAATCAGAATTGACGCGATGTTCTTGTGAGTGCGCAACGAGTCAAGCGATGCAGTGAGCATTCGCCAGTCGTCAAGCGCTTCGATGTAACCCTTCGCGTATCCGCCACCAACCTGCTCGATGCCAGGCGGGGTACTCCCGTCCTTCATTGGGCAGCGTATGCAAGTGTTCGCCCAAATGAGAGGCTCCAATGTGCTGACGGAGTCTATCGCTAGCGTCCCGAAATGTTCGCTGTTTTCCCACACCGTCTTGACGCCTTCCATGACTTGGGCGAACGTATTGCATGTCGGGAACTGTGGGACTTTCAGGTCATCGATGCCCTCTTCTCCGGCGATCGGAAGGAAGATGGGGCGGTCTGCACCGGCAGCACACGTGGACTTACCGATCTTCTCGACGCCGGTTAGCAGCACGCGCGGCGCTCTTGTTCCGCATCCTGTTGTAATCGAATTCAAGTCGAAAGCCATGATTTCATCTCCTCAAACATTGCATCTGACTCCCTGGCCTGCTGCGAGAACCTTTCCAATTGATTGTTAAGCGCACAAAATTTCATCTCCTCAAGCATTGCATCTGACTCCCTGGCCTGCTGCGAGAACCATTCCAATTGATTGCTAAGCACACAAATTATACGCATGGCATTCGCATGACGCTCTTGCCACTCCGCAAGATCGTTCGCCAACTCAATGACTCGCGCATTACTCTGGGCCAGTTCCACGACAAGCTGGCGTCTCGGTACGCGATCCTTTTTACTCATTCGGGCCTCAATTCTATGGCGAAGACTCGCCTGTTGCTGTCTGGATCTCCAAGGATACCGGCAACGATGTCAAGAATCGCAGCGTTGAATGATATACCCTGGCAAGCGATTGATCCTTTGGCACCATAGATAATCTCCTCGACAGTACCAAGAAAAATTTCGTCATCGCTTGTGATTAGGAAGACCTGATCCATCGCCCTGGTCCTGTGCTGAAATAGTAATCAACTCGCATCTCTTATTCTACACTCCAGTAGTCGCATGTCAAGGACATTCCGGAGATTCCATAAAAAAAGGCCGGTCTCTTGGACCGGCCCAACCGGATGGGCTAAGTGTCAAAGGCAATCCTTTCCTGCCGTCAGTTCAGTCCGGCGTGAGAAATCCTCGCCTAGCGCTCCGGGGAGTCGTTACTCTCGCTTGATCAGTGCCGCCGTGAGAGTGTTCAGCGATCCAGTGAGTGACGCGAGTGATTCCCTGAACTCACGCCTGGAAGCCTCCTGCGCTTCGAGGAATAGCACCCTCTCATCGCGAGCGGATTTCAATATGGCAGGGATTGCTCTCGCCAGTAAATACCACACTGCCCATCCAAGGATCGCTAGGGCACCGCCTTGAATGAAAAGGGATGTCGGGAGTGTTGCGAGCATTCCCGTTCCCAGTAGGAATCCGTAAGCCGGCCGAAGCATTAGTCACTCCCCCCTCGTTGCATCGGACACCGCCCATCTGGACAGCCGTCGTTACACGGTGCTTCGCAGCCACTAAGCGGCATGATCAAGATGGCTATGACAAAGCAAAGCATGACATAGCCAGTAATGACGCAAGCTAAACAAGTTGCGCAGGCGATCACTGATTCCCAATCGAATTCCCTGAGCCATCTTTTCATTTTGTTTCTTCCCTCGTAATTCTGCCGACCCGGCCAATAACCAAGAGTGGCCGGGTCGGCTACCGTACACACCTACGCAGGGCTATCAGCATCGACCACCGCTTCGTCTAGCTTAGCGGAGATGTAGATGCGCCCCTGATTAGTGGCCAGTTTCGCCACGAGGCATCGCTCGAACACCTGCTCAAACTCCTTCACGACCTCGGCTTCACCAGACAAGAACAGCTCAGCAAGGCGCACCAGCTTGTCGCCCATGCTGCTGTAGTCGCCGACGCTGTAGTCCACGAGGAACTCAGGAGTCTTCACGAGCCCGTAGCTGCGAAGCACACCCGCCAAGTTGGCTGCCGCGCGACGACGATTCTCCACCTTCGTACCAACCTTGACTAGCCATTTCGTACCCTGGTAGCCACCGACCACCACAAGCAGCAAAGCCGAAATACTTCCGATGATTCCCATGTCTTTTCTCCAAATTGAAGTTCAGTTTCGCGTTTCTTACTGACGGTACATTCTGCGCCACTGGACGAACAGGCTAGCGCCCGCGCCGCCGAAGAGGCACAGCAGGACTGAGCCGGCACCGACACCGGCACTGGCCATATCGAGGCCGGACTGGGCAGCCATCTCGGGAGCGCCACCGTCATCAACGGGCGCCGGTGCAGGATCTTCCCGCGGAGGATCGGGCTTAGGCTTGACCGGGCACCTGCCGTCGGGGCACACTCGCCGGGGCGGTCCCCACGGCCGGAAGATGCCGAGTCCCTGTGCCTTACTGGAAGCATTAGCTAGTGCGCCGTACAATCCCTCCCCGGAGATCGGTAAGTTACCGCTCTGAGATTCGTACACGACCTCGCCGTTACTCTTCTGCAAACGGACGGTCGGCAAGTCCTTCACATTCGACTTATACCGACTACGATAGATGGCAGTATCGCTATTGATCTCGCGAAAGTGAACTTGCTTCCTGAGGGTCTTGAGTCCCTCATTGCCATACTGGCCAAACCACCCGAGGAGGTTTTCGTAGCGATACTCCCCCTCCTCGCCGACGATACTGAGATACCACTTTTCGCTGTCGTTCGGTAGATTGACCACCCGCTCGTTAGCGATTACGCCAGGAGCGCTGACTTCGGCACTTCGCACAGTTTGCACGAACGAAAACACTACCATGAACATTACTGCCCATAGCAGTATGAACAAACAGAACTTTCTCATCTCTTTTCCTCTCGTTATTGAGGCATAGGGGGGGCGGGAGTGTAAATAGGAGCCACAGCCCAACCGTGACTCGCTTGCCATTCGGCAATCAGCGCTGTGCGCGGAACCCAAATGAACTTCGTGATGTCATTGTTGTCCAAGATTGCAGCCCACTTGCTGTCCAGATGGACTAGGGCGACCATGTGCGCTCCGCCATTCACGGTCACGCCGCAACCGCGTCGTGTCTTGCAGGCCCACTCCAGGAACTTGACATCACCCTCGACGGTGTATGCGTATCGGATTCCGGCGTCGTTCAACCCTTCGGCCATGTGCTCTGGCCATTCGCCGTCTCCGCGATTCTTTCTGACCCAGTCAGCAGTACGGTAGCGTCCCTGCCAGTTAAGCAGAGATATGGTTGTGGCCCACACACAGGACCCTTCACGCTGCCGTCCGAGCCAGTTCTCTTGCCGCAATTCATACGGTACATTAACCGTTGGGCGCTCCGCCATAATTGGCGTCGTCCCGGGCGGCGAAGTGTCAATTGTTGGCATGATCGTATCGAGTTGCTCGCAGCCAGTCAACGATAACACCAAGATGACCAACAGGAGAATTAACATTGTGACCTGCCCAGCCCCCGGTCGATCAAGTTTATCATTCACGACAAAAAGCTCGACATCGATGTTACTACCATTCACTTCAGCCTCCTCGGTTTCAGAAGGATTCCACGCCTGCGCTCGACACGAGTAAGCAGGTTTGGGCTCCATCGACTTGCACTGTGCGTAGTGAGTAGTGTGAGATGCGCGTGCGCTCCGGCGCAGTATTCAGAACAGAACAGCGAGGATAAGTCCTCCTTACGCAGACGTGATTCGATCCACGAAAAGCCCCTGCCCGCTGCACGAAGAGCCCCGATCGCATCGTAGTTCCTCCCGAGATGTTTCGTCAGGAACGAAGTCAATCGCCTCGATTCGAGTGGCCTGAGTTTCCGATACAGCGGATAGTGCCAAACCTTTCCGCCATACTGCTCGATCCGCCCCGGGATGTCATGCGCCTGCGCGCCGTTTCCGGTTTTCTCCTGGATCTCACAGGGAATCGGACAGCCGAATGTCGACTCGAACAGGAGGAGGCGTGCCGATTTCAGTGACGCCCCAGTCCACGAAAAGACCGGCAATGGGTCTTGGGTCCGGTATTCAGTTGCCGATGCAAGCTCGCGATGCACGACTACATCTTCGTCAATGACTTCCGCCACAATTCCAACGTGACTGAGATCCCAGTACGGGATACCGTAGGTCGCAAGGTTGATCGTTGCGCTCATCCATGAGTCACCACTGAAGCCGATAATGTCGCCAGGTTTGAATCTCATTAGCCTCTCCCTTTTACATGAACCTTCCCTGAATATACCACATTGCAGAAGCCGTGTCAAGGACTATTTTGACCAATTGGCCCTGCGGATCGCTGCCTCGCCTCGTGCACTACAGCCCTCCGCAGCGACGGGTAATGATCGGATATCTTACGCGGAACGTAGATGCCATTCAGGACGCGGCGACTATCGACAGCGGACAGCCCGCCTTCTCGCAGCGCAGAAAGTACGGTTTTCCTATTGACATTCAATCTCAATGCCGCCTGGGTAGTCTCCATCATCCCTTCGTACAATGCCCTGCGGCGCCCCTCTGATCTCTCGTCGGCACTGATTAGTTCCCCATCGGCAACGTCACCGCGATTACGCAGGACGCTTGACAGTATATCCTCGGCCGTCCTTTTTCTTCGCGAGAATTCACGAACCTTAAACGGCAATGATTGAGCGACATCCAAAGTCTGAATACGCTGCCCGGAAAGGGCAGCAAGCATTTCCGTACTAGCGCTGTATACGCGACCAGTTTCGGTCTTCTTGCCAAGTAGCCCCATTCCGATCCGCTTAGCACTAGTTATTGTGCCAGGCTCGAAAGCCTCCCAAGCATGCGACACTATATCGCTAGCCTGCTTGTCCACGTCGTCTTCCGGATTGTAGATTCTATGCCCATCGTTAGACCACAATTCCGCAAATTTACCGAATAGGATTTCCTCACCGGTGAATGGCTCCGCTACATCTTTCAACGAATCCCAGAGGCCGTCCTTAATGTCGTCCCCACGCATGAACGCCATCAATGGGGTGCGAATTGTATTGTGCGGGTCGGAATAACTTAGGTCGATAAAAACGAAATCACCAGCGGGTGTCTTGCCAAGGTGGAGTAATTGATTGTTTACCTGCCACGGCGCAAGGAAATTCCGAAGATCCCTGTCGTCATCCGCAGACACTCCGAGGAGTACCCTGAATGCAGCAGCAATACCTGTTGTGGCAGTCGCCATTACGGCCAAACCGGACACCCTCTGGGCGCCTATTGCACGAGTTCGTGGATTCGCTAGCTCACCCTTCGCTTGCATGATGGAGTGATACGTAGTCCTGATAACCTCAGCGGGAAAGCTGACGAAAGTCCCAGTTAACGGAAATCTACGTAGCTGCCTGACCCCCTCCGGAACGAGCGAGTATGTCGGGTAAGTTCTGCGGACAATATCAGCGGTAAGCTCCTCTATCTCACGCTCGCTCAATTCCGGCATCGCCTTGCGATACCTGGCCTTTTCATTTTCCCAGGCATACAACTTCCAAACGTCATCCTCTGCCTGGTATGCCCTTGCCACCGCCTGGGCAGAAGTCTTCAGCCCATACTTTACCCTATGCGCTCTCCGTTGCTCTGCGCTGTATGCGAACTCATCCATGTCCGCCCGCGAGGCATCCTGAATATGATCACGCAATTCACCAGACCTCGTATCCTGCCTAACAAGACCAAGTTCAGTAGCCCGCAAATAGTATCCCCTCCACGCTTCACCCTTGAGCTTGAACAATCCAGTCATTGTACCCTTCCAGGCCGGACCCATCTTGCCGACCATCCAGTGACCGTTTGCTACTGCAAATCCAACATTACCCACCGTGTTCCTGACGTGCGTCATTGCCGAACCGATTGTCTTCGCTGCCTTGACGGTTCCGCTTGCGGACAGGTATAAGCGAAGCCAGTCCGGTAGCTGCTCCCCACTCGTAGCACGCTCGAACGCGCCCTTCACCTCCGGGGTTGTGTACAACCCATCCAATGGATTGAGTGCGGAATTCCCATCGGCCGCAATTCGAGTTTTAAGTTCGCCATACTCGCTAATGGTTGGCTCCATACTAAAGAAGGTCCCCATCCCGACTTCGCGAACCTCCGTGAGGAATTGGTGATTCGCAATTAGGCTACCGACCATAGTCACGCTTCGCGCGTAGTTATGCCTTGGGTCGGTGTACTCACCGAGTAGCGCCCTTATCTCCGGCGGAATATCCTTCCGTCGCGTCAGGATGGACAAATCTTTTGCACCCAACCCTGATCTGCCCAGGATAGCGATCGGTGTTTCAGCGGCCTTTCCCTCGTACAAGATCGTTTCAATCAATCCCTGGATTTGCGATTCAGTCTTATTAGGGTACTCTTGCCGTAATAGCGCAGCAGCCTTATTGCGGACTTCGGCTGGCACCTTCTTCGCCCAATTAGGATCGTCGAAAGCGCGATACGATCTCGTTACGTACGCACCTAGATTTCCCCCGACTACAACGGCCATGTCCCCCTGGACGGCGCCGATTTCAATTAGCCGCCTAGAGAGTGCGTCAATATTACTCCTCATTGTCGCAACAGATTCCCGCATCGTTTCTGGTAGTGTATCAATTGGCACTTCCCCTCTCAGCGCCGAATTGATTTGCTGCTGCTCCTCGATAGTAATCTCACGGCCACCGTAAGTCGCCACGATTGCCTTGTCGTAATCTTTGAGAACAAATCCAAGTTCCGTCTGGATACGCGATACTGCACCATCTTTCCGTACCTTGGCCCGGAACGCCTCAGGCGGAAGCTCCCCCTTGCTGGTAAGATACCGCTCCATAAGCCCGGAAGCCTTTTTGCTGATCGCACCCACGGATATGCCGATACGGCCCGCGGAATCCTCCAGGAAGTCACCAACCATCCCCCTCTCTTTCGCCGACTTCACATCCACTGCGACTTCTCCGTACTTCGTAGTCTGCGTGCCAGAGAGATCAACCATCCCCCCCGGTGCGGTCGCCGGTTCATCCCACTTCCGGGGCTCCACTGCCTTACCCGCAGGAACCTCCCCCTCGGCTCCTACAGCCGCTTCCTTGACTGACGGCGTGATGGGCACCCCGGCCTCCTGGCCCATCGCACCGGCCTCCTGCGCAACCTCGGGTGGCATCTCGACCATCTTCTTGGCTTGCTCCTGCATTGCTGCTTCGCTCCGGATCTCGGCAGCCAACTCCTGGACCCCCTCCTTGCGCTGCGCACGAGATTCCCACCCCTCCTCTGGGAGCCCCCACTCCACCCGCTTCCGGCGGGATGGAACCTTACCCTGATCAGCGTACTCCACGATTTCCTTTTCGATCTTGGCCCGCTTTACCTCCTGCCTGCGCTGCGCCGCCTCACCTATGGCCATTCCGCCGCCGGTAGAACCACCAAGCGCAAAAATGGCAGGTGCAGAATCAACCATCTCTTGCCACATCGCCGGGGCGATGTTCGAGAAGACAGGCCCCTCGATTTCCTCATCGGTCAGCGCAGCGAGATATTGCCCAACGTCACGCACCCCACGCTGCATCCCTTCTTCGGCGATTTCAACCCCAGTACGCTCAAGCGCATCGAGAGACTGACTGATCGCTACGCGAATAGCCGGACTCTTCTCCATGACGCTTACCAGGCGCTTGCCACCGTACTTCTTAATTGCCTCGGAAATTCCGCGCCGAATGACACCCTTTGCCGGCTGCGCAATCGCACCCTTCGTTGTCCCTGTTGGGTCGATGTTCATCATCTCGATTGCAGATTCAGCAGCGGCTGTAACTGCGCCGGCCGTCGCTGCGAATGACGGATCGAGACCCATTGCCAGATAGTCTTCGTTGCGCTCCGGAAAGAGTCTGGCCGTCCAGTAGGCGAACATGGCGTATGGCCCGCCGGCAATCCCAGCGAGCAAACCCGCCGACAGGTCGGGCGCCAATCCGGCCATGCCGGCAGCGGCCTTCAGCGACAACGGAGCATCCTTCCCAAGCGATGGGTCCTCACCCTGCTTCGCGGCTTCAAGTTGCCTCTTAAACTGGACCTCCTCGACTGTCCTTCCGCGACCCTGCATCCAGTTACGGAAGTCGGCAGCGGCACCGGTCATGGCAGTGCCGGCATCTGCGAATGCACCGCCAACCTGCTGTGCTCTCGCGCCGAATCTACCAGCCAATCCGGCTTCCCCGTACTCCTCTTCCCTCGCGAATGCCTGCGCCTTCGATACCTGACGAACCGACTCAAGAAGTAACTCCTGATCATACGGATCAGTCAACTCCTTGACAGCCCTTCTGGAAGCCTCCTCTCGCGTGCCACTGAGCGGTGCAGTCAAGGCCCATCCGTACTTATCACGTAGGAGCTTCTTTCGGCGTTCGATCGCGTCGTCAGTGGCAGCGAACGTGTCCGTAACTTCTGGATCGAGCTGCGGATAGGCACCGAAACGAAGCGATTCCATGACTAGCGGATCGAGTGGCATTCGGAACTCCTATCTGAAGATGTGACCAGACGGATTAAGCGGGGTCACATTCCTACCCATCGCGGCAGGCAATTCAGGCTCAATAGTTTGACCAACGCCAGCCTGCTGAACCGGCTGACCCCGCTGCACTTGCTGGCTCATTTCGGAAGCATACTGTTCAAGGATGCGCTTACCCTCACGCCACGCTGCCCGAAGCTCACTAGGTAATCCGTCGTACCCTCCGTACCGATCCTTCCATTCGCGTAGTCGTGCCTGCGCAATGGCAATCGGCGCCGGAAGATCCATGTCCTTGTCGATAAGTTTCACGCCCCGCTTTCTTGCCTCTTCGAGTATGTAGTCGTTGGACTGCTGCTCAACCTGCTGCTGCTGAGCAATCTCCTGCTGGGCCGCCCGATGTTGCATGAGCGCTTGACGCTCTTGCATTTCAGTCTGAATATTCTGTTCTCGATACCAGGGATACGCCTGCTCAAGCATGGCCTCGATTTGGACTGGCCTGTACCTTGCAGATTCCTGATCTGTTGCCGGGTCCTTAACGGTTTCTCCCTGGAGCTTCAGTCTGGATTCGGAGATATGCTTCTCGCGGGCAATATCGCGCGCCGCTACACGGGCAGCCTCCTGGCCTTCTCGCGTCTTGTCGTATGCCACCTGACCCTTGATCGTACCGTCAGCTTCTCGCGTCTTCACATTGCCCCACTCATCGACCCATTCCATGCCGACACCCTTCCCTTCCTTGGCCCAGGCTTCCATTTGCTTTTGCCCGTCATCCTTCGGCGACCACGTCTCGCTGATGCCAGCCATCTCCACCAAGGCGGCCCTCTCGGCCGACTCCATCTCTACTGCATCGAATTTCCCGCTGGCGCGCATTTGTTCGAGTCCATTCTGTATGGTCGCAATGCGGTGTTTCTGCTTAGTGGTGTATTCCGTCTTCCACTGCTCAGCTATTGCAGCCGCCTCCTGTTGGGCCTTCTGCTGTCGATACCGATCGGATTCAATCCCGATTGCAGCGGCGCCCTCATCACCCAGGATATGAATGGCCCGGTCTGGATGCGCTTGATACCACGCAGCAATCCGCTGCTGTTCCATCAAATCAGCTTGCGCCCTTGCTGCATCACGGCGCGCCGATGCCATGCCGATTGTCGGCATGTCGCTTGGTCCGGGTAGACCCCAAAAACTACCACTTCCGAAAGCGCTTTTTCGTGCCATCTTAGAACCCCCTTTGCCCCGCTTTGGTGCGCCAATCTTCCTCGGGTGCAGTTGGTGCGGTGTACTGAATATCCCGCTGCCCTTCGCCCGAAAGGGCGCCGCCAAGTCCAGCCAAGCCGAAAGCCTCCTCCATCGAGGCCGGAGTCTTTCCGAGCATTCCAGCCAGTCCGCCGAACAAGCTTTCGCGTGCCTGCATTACACCGAGCCTCTGTCCGGTCATCTCTTCCGCAAGTCTGTTCAGGGACGACTCACGTTCGCGAGTTACGCCAAGACCCATAGTTGGTGCGACGGTCGTACCGCCCATTCCGCTTCGTGCCAAGCCCTGCATTACGCCGGATCTCTCCCGCGCGTATGCACTACGAATATCAGTAGCCCGCTGTCCGCCGGTTGGGTCGAGCCCCTCCGCGAGTCGCGTATACTGAGAGCCAGCAGCGCCAATTCCACCCTGGCCGTAGAACAACTCGGCAAGCTTCCCGAGAGCGCCGTACTGCTGACCCATCGCCTGCTGGAATGCCGGCGCCGTGTCTGCTGAAGACAGCGGATTCGTAAGCGACTGCTGCCTGAATTGCGCAATGCGCTGGGCCTCTAACGCCTGCTGCTGGGTTCTCCTATCCTGGAGCCCCTGTTGCATCTCGACAGCCTGATGGGCCATCCCTGCCGTTCCGCCACCGCCGCCGAAAATGTTCCTCTGACTTGTGCCAAAGAATCCCATATCGCTTCCCCCTATGCTTCAATTTCATATGTGAAAAGTTCATTCAAGCGCTCTTGTCGCTTTGCGCAACCGCAATCGATCCCAGTCAGTGTTGACACACCGTGGACAAGTTTCCGTATTCCGATTTGGTGCATTACCTTGGCCACGGTATCACCAAGTCCCCTCGACGGATTGCCAACAGTCCACACGGCCTGGCGCTCCGCCGTGTAGTCACGCTCCGTTTCCGTGTCGCAGAACTCGCACGACTCGCATTCATTTTCGCTACTTTCTGTTCGCCTCAGGAAACAATACATCCTAGTGAAGCCGGGAGTAATTGTCCATCTGCGCCATCTGCATTTATTGAGTACCATCAGCAGCTTACCTCGCCGCCGGCAGCCGGAAAATACTTGAACAGGCGCACCTCGTGAGCTTGGTAGGTCGCGCACGGCAATGTGACACAATTTGTGGAATAGCAAACATAATACATAATACCAGCACAAGCACGAATGTACGTGACATACGCCTGTCCGCTTACGGTATACCCACCAGACATTTCGGTAGTCCATGCGCCGTGGTATTCTCCGCCGGCGTACCAGTATGTATGCGTTTTTTTCTGAACTCTCCATGTTGGCGCGCAGCGCAGTGGATCTCTACCAGCGCAAGTCGGTCCAAGGTCCGCGCAGGCGGTGTTAGTGTACGGCTCCAATCCGTGAACGGCAGGCGCAGCAGAGAAAAAATACTGGCAATCTTTGGGTGCAGCCACATTTGCCAATGTTCGACTCAAGGCTGCCTGCGTATCCATCTCGTCACTTTTGGCATTAGCTGCCGCTAATTTTGCAT